CATCCACCACTGACGTATATCTTGGTAACCCCAACCTAAAGAAGGCTGGGCAAGAAATACAATTTACTAAAAAGCAGGTAGAAGAATGGATCAGGTGTAAGGAGGATCCTCTCTACTTCGCATGCAATTATATTAAAATTATTTCTTTGGATGAAGGTCTTGTACCTTTTGATATGTATGATTTTCAGAAGAAAATCTTAATGGATTTCCATGAAAATAGATTTAATATTGCCAAGTTACCTAGACAGACTGGTAAGTCTACAACAGTAGTTGCTTACCTTTTATATTATGCTATTTTTTATGATAGCGTTAACATTGGTATTCTTGCTAACAAAGCTTCTACTGCTAGGGAACTCTTGGGTAGGTTACAATTAGCATATGAGAATTTACCTAAGTGGATGCAGCATGGTATATTGGTATGGAACAAAGGTAATGTGGAGTTGGAAAATGGATCAAAGATATTGGCTGCTTCTACGTCTGCAAGTGCTGTCCGAGGTATGTCCTTCAATATCCTCTTTCTTGACGAGTTCGCATTCGTCCCGAATCACGTTGCTGAGCAATTCTTTGCCTCTGTTTATCCTACTATTACTTCTGGTAAATCAACGAAAGTAATTATCATCTCTACGCCCAATGGCATGAACCACTTCTATAAGATGTGGGAAGATGCTAGGAATGGTAAGAATGGATATATTACGAATGAAGTACATTGGTCTCAAGTTCCAGGCAGAGATGCTAAATGGAAAGAGGAGACGATGAAGAACACGTCCAAGAGACAGTTCGCTCAAGAGTTTGAATGCGACTTTCTTGGATCTGCTGATACTTTAATTGCTCCATCTAAGTTACAAAACGTTCCATTTTCTGATCCAATTACTAGTAATGCAGGACTTGACATCCATAAGAGAGCTGAAAAAGATCACGAATATATTATTACTGTTGATGTTGCCAGAGGAATCGGTGGCGATTATTCTGCTTTCATCGTGTTTGATATCACCACTATGCCGTATCAGATCGTTGCAAAGTACAGAAATAATGAGATTAAGCCTATACTGTTTCCCTCGGTCATCCTTTCGGTAGCAAAAGAATATAATTATCCATATATTTTAGTAGAAGTAAATGACATTGGAGATAGTATAGCAGCAACATTAAACTATGACCTTGAGTATCCTAATGTACTCATGTGTGCTATGAGAGGTAGAGCAGGGCAGGTTGTAGGTCAGGGGTTTTCTGGTATGAAAACTCAACTTGGGGTTAAGATGAGTGTGACTGTAAAGAAGATTGGTTGTTCTAATCTTAAAGCAATTGTTGAAGATGACAAATTAGTTTTTACAGATTTTGAAATTCTTCAAGAGTTAACCACATTTATTCAGAAGAAACAAGCATGGGAAGCAGATGAAGGATATCATGATGACCTTGTAATGTGTATGGTACTATTTGCATGGTTAGTTATGCAAGAGTATTTCCGAGAGATGACAGATCAAGATGTCAGACGAAGAATTTATGACGAACAGAGAAATCAAATTGAACAGGATATGGCTCCATTTGGTTTCGTAGATGATGGTATGGGTGATGATACATTTATTGATGGAGATGGAACTGTTTGGCAATATGGAGATACACAAGAAGAAGTATCATATATGTGGAATTATTGATGGACTTAGAAGATCAATTTTTATTAGAGCATTTAATTTTTAAAGAAAGAACTTGTAGAAGTTGTGGAAGAAATAAAGATTTGATTAATGATTTTTATCTTACTCGGAGAGAAAGAGGATCTTTACCGTCTGCATATTCATATGAATGTAAGACATGTACTATTGATAGAATAATTAAAAATAGAAAAAGTAAAAAATGTTTTCCTGAATGGTCATATCCAGACTGGTAGTATGTTCGTGTATTGTTTCCCCTCTGAAGATAAGAGAATGGATAAATAATTTTAGGTAAAATCGGAAATTTCTAAGGAGATAAAAGATGGCAAGTCAAGTCTCGCCTGGTGTGGTTCTAAGAGAACGTGATCTCACCAATACTACTATTGTAGGAGATTCAGCTCTAACAGGAGCTTTTGCATCAACCTTCCAAAAAGGGCCTATCGGACAAATTACAACTGTTTCAAGTCTAAAGGAAATGGTTTCAGTGTTCGGTACTCCAAAGGAAGCAAATGCAGAAGATTGGTTAGTTGCTTCTGAATTTCTTGGGTATGGTGGTACATTAGCAGTTGTTCGTGCAGAATCAGGCGTTCTGAATGCAACATCGGATGGTACGGCAGTATTAATTAAGAATGATTCAGAATGGATCGCTGGAGTTGGCGGTGCTGAAGTATTCGCAGCAAGATCTGCAGGAACATGGGGTAACGCACTTAAAGTTGTTGTTATTGACCGCGGTGCTGATCAGATTGCAACTCTTGCTTCTGCTCCTGCTACAACAGCAGCAAATACTGCATTCACTACTGTTGGTGGAAAGCAAGGAAGAATTTATTCTTGGGATTCCGCAACAAATGAATTGGGTGTCATCTTAGAAGATCCAGCCAATCCACTTAATAATGCTGATATTTTCAACGAACCAGGAGATGGTGTTGTAACAGCTGCTGTTCCTGGCATTTATACTGGAGTAGGTACACAGAATGGTACACACACAGTAGATCCTACAGGTGGTGCTGGTACTGGATTAAGAGTTGATGTTGTTATTGACGCTAACGGTTTTGTTACTGGTGTAACAATTAATCAAGGTGGTACAAATTATGCTGTTAACGATACAGTAACAATTGCTGCTGCTGGACTTGGTACAGGTGCTGTTACAGATTTGACATTAACAATCAACGCAGTAACAGATGATAACATTGCTATTACTTCAGTAAAAGATTGGTTCACTAATACAACTATTACTGGAACTTCTTTAAAACTATCATCAATTGGTCCACGTCCTGGTACTTCAGCATATGCTACCGAAAGAGGTATTTCTCATGACGAAGTACACGTTGGAGTTATTGACGTTACTGGAGATGTTTCTGGAGCTGCAGGAACAGTTTTAGAAAGACTCATATATCTCTCTAAACTTTCTGATGGTAGGAATGCAGAAGGTTCTGCTACTTACTTTAAAGATATTATTAATGTAGAATCAAATTACATCTTTAATGGTGGTGATCTAACAGGTCTTGTTGAACCCACTAATGCTGGTGGTGGTGTTGCTATTGGTTCCGAGTCATCTACTTTAAGTTCAGGTGATAATTTTCTCCTTACCGCTTCAAACGTTTCTGATCTAAGTGGTGGTACTGATGACTATACTTATACTCCTGGAGAAGTGAGTGCTGCATATGATCTATTCCTAGACACAGAAGAAACAGAAGTTGATTTTGTTTTGATGGGCGGATCAATGGCAGCAGAAGCAGACACCAAGACTAAAGCACAAAAAGTAGTTGCTATTGCAGCTGCACGTAAAGATTGTCTCGCTTTCGCTTCTCCTCACAAAGGAAACCAAGTAGGGGTTGGTGGAAATGCATTGAGTATTGCAGATCAAAGATCTAATACAATTAACTTCTTTAACTCATTCACGTCTACTTCATTCGCTGTTCTTGATAGTGGATATAAGTACATGTATGATCGTTTCAATGATAAGTATCGTTACATCCCATGCAATGGTGACGTTGCTGGATTGTGTGTAAACACTTCATCTACTGTGGCGGATTGGATCTCACCTGCTGGATTATCCCGCGGTGGAGTTCGTAATGTAATTAAACTTGCATACAATCCTAGTAAGGCAGATAGAGACGAATTGTATCAGAATAGAATTAACCCAATTGTTACATTCCCTGGTAGTGGTGCTGTTCTGTTTGGTGATAAGACTGCTCTTGCTTCACCTTCAGCGTTTGATAGAATTAACGTTCGTCGTCTCTTCCTCAATGTTGAGAAGAGGGTTGAAGGTCTTGCTAAGAGTGTTCTTTTTGAACTCAATGATGAAGTTACACGCTCTGCGTTTAACTCAGCAATTGGTTCTTATCTAGATAGTATTCAAGCACAGCAAGGAATCACAGATTTCTTAGTTGTTTGCGATGATACAAACAACACTGCAGAGGTAATTGATCGCAACGAATTTGTTGCAGAACTCTTTATTAAGCCTGCTCGCTCCATTAATTACGTAACAGTAACATTTACTGCTACTAGAACTGGAGTTTCGTTCAGCGAAGTCGTTGGACGCTGATATAAATTTTTTCGTTAAATACTAAAAAGGAGTAACTTAGAAAAATGGCAATCACTAGCAGCGTCTCAGGATTTCTATCACAGGTAAAACAGGGTGTAAGACCCAATATGTTCCAAGTGGACATTACATTTCCTGGTGAAGGAACATCTGGGAACAAACAACAACTAGCATCTTACATGTGTAAGTCTGCTGCTCTACCAGCTTCTAACGTTGGTGTAATTGAAGTTCCATTCAGAGGAAGAACAGTTAAAATTGCTGGAGACAGAACATTTGATAACTGGTCTGCAACATTCATCAATGATAAAGAGATGAAGATTCGTGCATATTTTGAAGACTGGATGAAAAAGATTAATACTCATCAAGCAAATACTGCTGATATTATTGATCCTACCACATACGGTAGAAATGTTTACATTAAACAATTAGAGAAGGATGAATCTGAAGGCGGAAATGAAGTACGCCAATATAGATTATGGTATGCTTTCCCAACTAGTACTTCAGCAATTGATCTTGCTTATGATAGTAATGATCAGATTGAAGAATTTACTGTTGAGTTCCAATATTCTTATTGGACTGTTGATACTGCTGGAAAGGCAGCTATCGCGATCCCATAAATAACAGGGAAGCGTACAGTTGAATAGATAATCATGAGTCAGTTATTTGGCTTTCAAATTAATCGTAAGAAGGGGCAGGAGGGTCAATCTCCTGTCCCTCCTTCTGCTGATGAGCCAGTCTCAATAGCAGCAGGCGGTTATTTTGGAACATATGTAGATACAGACGCTACTGCAAGGAATGAGTTTGAACTTGTTCGTAGATATAGAGATATGTCTTTACATCCTGAAGTAGATTCTGCTGTAGATGAAATTGTAAATGAATTTG